TACCTTGTCGATAAACAGCGTCGCCATTTCATCGACCATGGCCTGGAGCTGGGAGCGGCCCTCCGGGGTGCCCGCATCGGCTCCCTTCTTGGGGGATTGACTGGAAATGATCTTGTAGGATTTGATTCCCTGACGCTCTTGCGCGCCGCTGCGATCCGTCTGGGTCGCGATCACGCCAATTGAGCCGAGTCGTGCTGATTCATCCGCTACGATCCGCCTGGCGGAGGATGCCAGCCAATAAGCGGCGGATGCTCCTAGACCCTCAACGTAGGCGGTTACTGGTTTACGAATCGCGCCCGCGCGGATCTGGTCGGCAAAGCTGTTAATACCGTCTACTTCGCCGCCCGGAGAATTGATCTGGAGTACGATCTGGGATACCAGCGGATTCTCGATGGCTGCATCGAAGGCGAGCGCCGCCATCTCGACCGAGGTTGCTCCGCTGATCGCGGTCATGATGTTGGCGTAACGGAATATGGGCCCCTCGATCGCCAGGATCGCCGTGGATCCCCGCATCCGTACCTGGCCTCCGGTATTTTCAAGCGGGCGTCCGAGTTTGGCAGCTACGGCTTCCAGGTCGGCTTTAACGTATTCCGGGGAGCTGTGTTCCATGACAATCCGGTGCATCTCGTCAAAATCCTGCGCGCGGATGGCCCACGGCTGGGTATGGAGCGCGGCGAGGATGCGAAGATAGCGTGGCTTGAATTGGTCGGTGAACACATTTCCATCGAGCTGTTGGAACAAGGGATCAAAGTCGCTCATGCGGGTGCTCCTTGTTTCTGCTGGGGCGCGGCTTGACCGGGAGTACCGGGAGCGCCTAGCGGTTTTTCCTGGCTGATCGGAGCCACGCTGAGGATGTAATCTTCCAGGCCCAGCTTTTTGATCCGCTTCATTTCCAGCGCCCGCTGATCCAAGACCTCCACGTAGTCCTGGCCCTGCTCAGCGCACTCCATCTCCAGCGTGGAAACGCCGGATTGCATGCGGATCTGAGCCGCTTCCGCTTCCTTGGTGGGATCGATCCAGCCGCGGCCCATCCCGATCCACTTGGCGCGGCAGTAATACCAGTAGTTCTCGTAGAAATTGGGCGCGTCGATCATGCCGCGCTGGACCGCTTCCTCCAGCCACAGCCGGTAAGCGGGCGCGGCCCAATATTCCGCGAGCCAGGCGCGTTGAACCGTGAAGTGCCGCCACGCCTCCATGAGCGCGGCGCGCGCGGAGCTGTAATTTGTCTTAGAGAAATCCTTTAACAGCAACTCATATGGCAAGCCCAAGGAGGTTCCAATCTGCCGGTCGATGGATTCGCAGAACTGGGTGAATTGGGCGTTGGGCCGCGTCGGAGTGAATGGCGAGAGCTTGTCTCCGGGATAGAGCGGAATCATGGTACCGCCCTCGAGCTGCACGCGGTACAAGTTCTTTGCAGCTAGGTACTCATCGGGTTCACCGCCCACCAGATCGGCCAGCGTGGGACCATCCAGCGGAGTCTCGATCACGCCGGCAAGTAAGGCGTTGACGATAGCGGTCTGTAATTCCGTCCTCTGGTAGCTGTCCAGCATCCGGAATTGCTCGATGATGGGCGTGAGAGCTGGTCGTCCGCGCGTTTGATCGATACGCTCCTTCTGGTGTACATGTAGGACGCGCTTCCGGCTCCAGCTCGTTTGAGCCGGAATCCGGTCCCAGGTGAAGCCTTGGGAGAGTGCCGCGAGCGCGGGTCCGATAAACTCAGCGCCTACGACCGTGTAGACATTGCTGAGGATTTGCGGCTGGCGCCGGATCCAGTAGGCGACCGGACGCCCGAAGTTGTCCTTTTCGACACCCCCCACCAAAGTGGGGCTGGCGGGTTTGAAATAGGGATTCGATAGCCGATCCGATTCCACAAGCTGGAAGCAGGTCCGGAAAGGGGTTTCCATCCCGCGATCCGACCACATGACCAGGGCCAGAGCATCCCCATTTTCCAGCGCCGATCGGTAGATGAGCTGCGTCATGGAGGCAAAGTTGAGCTGACCCGCTACATCGATAGCGGTGGATTCCGCATATGCCTTCCAGAGACTTTCCACCTGGGTGCTCCAGGTTTCCGCCCAATCGATGGATTGACCGAGGGCGCGGTAATCGGGATTCGCCGCCAGGCGCAAGCCATTCCCAGCTACGTTGTCTTGGAGCGTCTGGAGCGCTCCCGCCGCGACCCCGTTGTTACGGTTGAGATCGCGGGCGCGGCCGACCAGGGTAGGGAGGTCCGGAAGCAGGTCGAAATCCGCCGGAGCGCGATGGGGGATCCAGTTGGAGAGCTGCTTCCGGATAATCGAAGCTCCGGAATGCGAGGTATCGCCCAGAGCCGCCTTGAGAAGCGGCGAATTCTCCTGCGCTTTCAGCAAAACCTCCAGAGTGGAGTTCATGGCCACGCCTCAAACGAGATCGGTTTTCGCGCAGTACTCTTCACCTGGCCACCGCTTTGAGCTGCGCATTGAGCGGAGAGTCCATCAATGAGTCGCTGTAGCTGGTCGGTGTCGGCTTTGTTGTACTCCACGCGGCCGAGCTGGGGTGTCTCGATGGCCACCACCGCTGTACCAGTGTTGAGGCGAAACATAGCGTCATTCGCCATCGCGAGAAGCTGACAGGGATCGGTGGGTAATGCGGCTTTGGGTTTTATCATTCCAGGGACTCCTTAGCCCCAAAGGATCGGAAGCTCGGAGGATTGATCTGGCGGTGCGCTTTCTGGGCGGGCGGGAGGTGGATCGGCGCAACCGTAAGATCCTTTTCGATGGAGTCCCAGCGCTCCGGACGCCAGGTATCGAGCCGCATCGCCGCGGCCGCGGCTAGCGCGTATAACCTACAATCGAGCGCTTCGTTGCGATCGCGGATCTTCTCCCAGGTGGGCTGTTTAAAACCGCCTGGCTTAACGCGCATGACCAACCGCTCCGCGCAGAGCTGTTCAAAGTACTCCTTCCCATACTGGGGGAAGTGACAAAAGCCGGTGGGCCACAGCTCGCCATCCTCCTCATCCGGGACGCTGGACTTGAGCCAGCGGTAAAGCTGCTCTTTCCCGATGTTCACGTTGATGGGCCACAAGCGGATCCCGGGCGGCATACGACGACCCTGCGGCGTGACCTCGATGACGGAGGGGACGTTAACCAGGTTGGAGCTGGAGGTGTTACCTTTGACGCCCATGACCCGCGCCATCGTCAACCGCCGCATGAAATCGTAGACCGTGGAGGTATTGAAGCCGGTATCCACGGCGAGCTTGGCGATCCGGAGCGGATTCCCGTAGGCGGTTTCGAATTCCTCATCGAGGAGCGTGGCCAGACTATTCCAGATCTCTGGCTGATCGGTCGCTCCGTCCAGGACGCGGTAGTCGACGGACCAGGATTCCCGGTTCCGGCCCCAGGAAACAATCTCGACCTCGATCCGGCGCGCCTGAACGTCCGCGCCGGCTGTGAGGACCAGGCCGCCGTACGGGACTACGCCGATGGGATACAGCTCGCGCCGCTCGTAGAGGCGATCAACGTCTGGCACTTCGCCCTCATCCGTCCACGGTAAGCCTAGGACCGTGTTCCAGAAAACTTGAAGCTTCTCTGGGCTACCCTCCGCTTCCTCATGTTCCTGGGCAATACGACCCCAGCTCTTCCAGCCAGCGGGGGAGTACAAACTGGAGAGCTGGAAGCTCCGGACGCGCTTATCGGTTCCCAGAATCGTGGGACGCCATTCGCCCCGGGTGAGCATGAAGTTCTTAGCGTCATTCTGGATCGGCTGCTCGCAGTTCTCGCACAGGTAGTGCGCTTTCTTGGGATCCCGCTTCGGCCACCGTAAGTTCTCAAAGCGGAGCGTTTGCATGTGCCAGCAGTAGGGGCAGGGGACGTAGTAATAGCACTGATCGCCCTGCATGAAGAAGCGCTCGACGCGCGACAGGCCGGAAACAATCGGGGTGGAGGTGATGAGGATCTTCTTGCGGGCAAACGTGGCGGTACGCGCGATCGCCAGAGCGCAGGGCTCGCCCTCGCCATCGGTATTGCCCACATAGCCATCTACCTCGTCCAGGAACAGGTAACGCGCTGGCATCGAGCGGAGTCCCTTCGCGCTATTAGCGCCAGTCATGACCAGGATTCCGCCAGGGAACTCTTTAGCCAGGACGGTGTTACCGGAATCGCGGGAGCGCGGATTCCGGACCAGCGCTTTAAGCGGTTCGCAATCCTCGATGAGCGGTGCAATCCGCTGCTTGCTATTCCGCTGAGCCATCTCAATAGTGGGCTGGACGGCGAGCATGGGCCCGGGCGCCAGGTGAATGATGAACCCGATCCAGTTATTCCCGCACTCGGTTTTCCCCACCTGAGCGCCGCTCATGAGCACCACCATCTCGGTCTTGCTCGAGGGCGACAGCGCGTCCATGATTTCCTTGAGGTAGGGAGTCCGCTCGGTTCTCCACGGCCCCGGCTCGGAGCTGGAGCGCGAAGTCAACTGGCGGTGCTGATCCGCCCACTCGCTCACTTTGAGATTCGGATCCGGCCGGAGACCCAGAAGATAATCGCCCTTGTAAATCAGGCGACCATCCGCATTCCCAAGCTCTTCCGAGATCGGGATCATCCGAATTTCCCCTGCGAGAGCTGCTCCAGGACAGAGCGGATTTCGGTTTCCAGCAGATCGTGAACGACGCTCGTATCGGTTTCCGCCGCGAGTAAGCCGGCGACCCGCGAGGGGATGTTGAGCATGGCATCGCGGGTGATGCGCGCGCGGTTGAAGGCCTCCAGCTTGACGGCGTTGACCTGTACCAGATTCCCTAGTCGCTCCTCCAGCTCCAAACGACGGATCCGCGCTTCAAAGACTTCCTTGGCGGCGCGGGCCTGGGCGAAGTTAGCGGAGACCGGCGAGGG